GACCGGGTTGGCCGGCGAGCCGCCGCCGCCCGTCGCAAAGACGACGTTCGTCTTGAGCCACGCCAGCATCCCGGCCGTGGTGCCGAACCGCTTCCAGCGGCACCGGGACGCGTGGTTCCTCGATTTCGAGTATTTGCAGCTCGCGTATCTCCGGAAGTTCCAGCAGATCCCGTTGGCCAAGACCGGCGACGCGGAGAAGCGCATGCTGCTGGCCGAGTGGGCCTTGAAGGTGCTGCACGAAGGCGCCCAAGGACTGGCGGCCGATCTGACGTAAGCAAGAGCGGGGCGCGCCACCCCGTGAGGTCCCAGACAGGCCCCGCGTTGATGCGGGACCAAGGACCATGGCGCGATCGCGGAGCAAGCACAGTGGCCGTGCGTCGGTTTGCCAAGCCGAAGGCCGCGGGTTCGATCCCCGCGCTCCGCTCTTCCCTTTTCCCCGCCTATGACGCAAACCCGCTTCTTCGAGCGCGATGACTTTCTGGGGACCACCAAGTGGTTCCACTACGACGATGTGCGGGACGACGGCACCTTCACGATCGAGACCGTGCAGGACGTCGAGCCCATCATCGAATCGAACAAGTACGAGGCGAATAACAGTGCGTCAAAGCCGGGCCGCGAGTGGACCCGCGTGGCGTCGATCCCGCCCATGATCTGGATGCAGCTCGTGGAATCCGGGGTAGCGAACGACGAGAAAGCCCTGCGGAAATGGCTCGATGACCGCGACAACCGGGCGTTCCGCACGAACGGCGAGAAGCTGTCGAGGACCACGACGTAGATGGCGTTCACCACGTACACGACCTTACAGGCGGCGATCGCCAACTGGCTGGCCCGCACGGATCTCACGGCCACGATCCCGGATTTCATTACGTTGGCCGAGACCGACATCAAACGGCTTATCCGGCGGACGACGCTCAACACCACGATCATCGTGGCCACCGAGTTCACGGCGCTCCCGGCCGATTGCGCCGAATTGCGCTCCGTGCGGTTGAGTACGGGCCTCCCCGAGTGGGACACGTCGCTCATTATCGGCACCGTGGACCAGTTGGCAGACGAGCGCGCGCGCTGGGCGAATACCAATACCCGCCCGTTGCGCGGCGCGGTCTATAACAACACGCTGGAAGTGGCCCCGGCGCCCGACCAGGCCTACACCGGGATCATCACCTACTACCAAGCCTTGATCCCGCTCGCGACCGCGCCCGGCGGTGTCAACCCGACGCTCACGGAATACCCCGACCTCTACCTCTACGGCGCCTTGAGCCATGCGTCGCCGTACTTGGAAGACGACGCCCGGCTGCCGGTCTGGCAGGGGAAGTTCCAGGAAGCGATCGACAAGATCAACATCGTCGTGGACCGCGAGGAGTTCGGCGCGGGCCTCAAACAATCCCGTATCCCGGTGAAGTTCTAGCCTATGTCCACGACACCGACCGCGAATTACGGCTGGGGCAAGCCCAACAACGGCGCGGACAACAACAACTGGGGCATCGACGCGAACGCGCTCTACGACGCCGTAGATGCCCAGATGTTCAGTGTGTCTACGGTGGCCAGCGCCGCGCTCCCGGCCTCGGGCGGCCCGCTCACGGGCCGCGTGGACGCCAAGAACGGCACCGTGGCGCTCACGGTCTACACGGGCGTCACCGGCACCCAGGCGTTTGATCTCTCGACCGCCAACGTCTTTAGCGCCACGGTCACCGGCACAGTCACGTTCACGCTCACCAATGTGCCGGCCACGGCGAACGCGGCCATCCCGCTCGTGATCCGGGTCACGAACGGCGGGAGCCATGTGACCTGGTTCGCCGGGATCAAGTGGGCGAACGGCGCCGGGGCGCCCGCGCTCACGGCCAGCGGCACGGACATGCTCGTACTGATGTCGTTCGATCAGGGCACGACCTGGGACCAGATGGGGTTCCAGCAGAACGTGAGCTAGGCCGCGTGTTGCTGACCGCCGCGGTCCTGGCCGCGCGCTCGCCGCAGTTCAGTACTCCCGCCCCGGCTGTCACGGCGCTCTCCGGGGCGCTCACCGGGACCGCACACTGCACGTCAGGCGGCGGCGGGTTCGGGGGGTCGGTGCAAGTCGGGGCCATGTCCATCACGGTCATGTACTCGATCACGAACCCCACGGCCACCGGCTACGTCGCGGCCCTGTCGCTCAATGGGACGTTCCAGCGGAACGTGCTGCTCTCCAGTTCGAGTACGAGCTTGAGCATCACCGGCTGCCCCGGCGCGTTCACCACGCCCTTTACGCAGGCGGGTGGCTTGGCGCTCGCGATCGTGCGGTCAGACGGCGTGACCGTGAGCACCATGAGCACCGTGGCCTCAGGCTGCCCGGTGACCTTAGGGTTCTGCCCGTAATGCGGCGCTAGCATGGAATCCAAGCTCATCAAGCTCAGTATCCCACCCGGCATGTACAAGAACGGAACACGCTATGAAGGCGCCGGCCGGTGGTACGACGGGCGGCTGGTGCGGTTCTTCGAGGGCACGATCCGGCCCGTGGGCGGCTGGGTGCCACAGGTGGACGAGAACGGGAACGCGCTCGCGAGCCTGACCGGCACGGCCCGCGCGGGCCTCGCGTGGCGCTACGCGGACGGCTCGTCCTTGCAGGGCATTGGCACGATCTCGCTCTCGGCCAGCAAGTTGTATGTGATCTCGGGGGGCGCGCTCTTCGATGTCACGCCCGCGGGGCTCACGGCGGGCAAGGTGGACGCCGGGGGCTCGGTGCCGGGCGCGTACGGCGCGGGCGCCTATGGCCAAGGGCTCTACGGCACGGGCGCCAGCCTCTCGCAGCCCGTGGACCCGGATACCTGGACGCTGGACGTGTTCGGGTCGTACTTGGTGGGCGTCTGTACCGCGACCAACCTGCTCTACGTCTGGCAGGGGAATACCGGCACGATCGCGGCGGTGCCCGCGTGGGGTCCCGCGTTCACGGGCTCCTTGGTGACGGCGGGGGCGATCGTCGCGGGCCAGCCGGCGATTCAGCTCACCGCCAGCACGATCACCGGGATCATCCTCGCCGGGCAGACATTCGTGATCTCTGGCGTCACCTACACCGCGCAACTGAACACTGGGCCGCTCGTGGCCCCGGCGTTCACCGGCTCCTTAGTCACGAGCGGCAGCACGAGCGGCGGGGCCACGAGCATTATCCTGACCGCGTCCACGCTCGCGGGCACGGTGGCGCAGTACCAGACGTTTACGGTGAGCGGCACCACCTACACCGCACAGGCGGCGGCCACGGCGGTGAGCAACAGCGTGACGGTGAGCATCCTGCCTGCGGTAGGCACCACGATCGCCAACGGCACGGCGGTGGCCTTTGTGCCCACGCTTTCGGTGCTGGTGCAGCCGGAGCCCGCTGCCAGCGTGGCGAGCGGCACGAGCGTGACCGGCACGAGCGCACAGGCCCCGGGCTGCACGGCGGCCGTGGTCACGCCCGAGCACTTTCTGGTCGCGCTGGGCGCCTTTGATTCCACGCTCGGCACGCTCAATAGCAAACTCGTGGCGTGGGCCTCACAGGCCACGACGAGCGTCTGGGGACCTTTAGCGATCAATACCGCGGGCTCCTTCCCGCTGACCACGCTCGGCCGGATCATGTCGGGCGCGCGGACCAAGGTCGAGACCTTGATCTTCACGGATGCCGACGTGTGGCGCATGACGTTCATTGGCGGCACGCTCGTCTACGCGTTCAGCCAAGCTGGGGACCAGTGCGGGATCATCGCCCCGAACGCGCATGCGGTGGTCGATTCGGCGGTCTACTGGATGGGCCGGAAAGGGTTCTACATGTACAACGGCTACGTCCAGCCCGTGCCGTGCGACGTGCAGGACTTTATTTTCGGCAACTTGAATGATCTCCAGCGGGCCAAGATCTGGGCGCTCCCGGTGCCCGGGTACGGCGAGGTCTGGTGGTGGTACCCGAGCAATGCCAGCACCGAGATCGACTCGTATGTGATCTACAACTACCGCGAGAACCACTGGAGTACGGGCACCTTCCCGGAGGCGTATGTGGGGAGGACAGCGGGCGCCCCAGCGGGCCCGATCCAGTACCCGATGATGATCGATACGCTGGGCACGATCTGGCAGCATGAGTGCGGGAGCCTGCGGTCGCTGGACGCGTCGGCGCTCAGCACGATCCTCGCCCAGTTCCTGGAGCTCGGGCCGGTCGAAGTCGGCTACCCCGTGGCGCCCTATGGCGCAGCGGGTGACAACGTGGTGACGATCCTCCGGATTGTGCCAGACGAGCAGACGCTGGGCGATATGGTGATGCAGGCGGCCGTGAGCCTCTTTCCCACCGACCCGTACACCTACGGGCCGGGGCTCACAATTGCGCAGCCCACCGACGTGCGGATGAAGGGGCGCCTCATCCGGCTCAAGTTCACCGCGACGGGCGCACAGGGCGCGGCGGCGGACTGGCGGATCGGCACGGTGCGGCTGGGCGTGAAGCTCGGCGGTAAGCGGTAATGCGGGTTTAGCGGATGCCGGTCAAGCTGCCACAACCGAAGCCCAAGTACGACCACGAAGACGAGGCGCAGATGCGCCGCGCAGTCGAGTCGTACGCGCAGACGACCGACGCCGCCATTACTAAGCTGGCCGCGACGCCCTCTAGCGGCGCTCCCACGGGCGCAGCGGGCGGGAGCCTGGCTGGGACCTACCCCAACCCGTCTATCGCGGCCAGCGGGGTCACAGCGGCCACCTACGGCGATGGCACGCATGTCGCGCAAGTGGCGATCGGTACAGACGGGCGGGTCACGGCAGCCAGTGCCGTGGCGATCACGACGGGCGGCGCGGTCAGCAGTGTCTTCACCCGGACCGGCGCGGTCGTGGCGACGAGTGGCGATTACGCGGTCGCCCAGGTCACGGGCGCGGCACCGCTGGCCTCGCCCACATTCACCGGCACCCCGGCCGCTCCCACGGCGAGCGCGGGCACGAATACCACGCAGCTTGCCACCACGGCCTTTGTCACGACGGCGACGACCGGGACGGCAGGCGGTTCGTTGGCAGGCACATACCCGAACCCCACCATTGCGGCCAGCGGCGTGACCGGTGCGACGTATGGGGATGCCACGCATGTGGCACAGGTCACGGTCGGGACCGATGGCCGCGTGACGGCGGCATCGGCGGTCGCGATTACGGGCGGGAGCGGGTTGCCGACGACCGGCGGCACGATGACGGGCAACATCGTCGTCAATATTGCCGCCGACACGTCGCCCACGACGACGCTGACGAACGCCGGGATCAACTACACACTGAACTACGGATCAAGCGGCGCGATCAACGGCGGCATCTTCTGGTCGTCGCCGGACAATAACGCGACGGTGCCGAAAGCGGGGATCTGGGCCCAGACGACGAGCACGGGCGCCCGGCTCAATTTCGGCACCACGACTTCGTTTGTCTCGGGGTTGAACCACGTGCTCACCCTGAGCGAGGCGGGCGGCCTGTCGTTCGGGTCGCCGGGCACGCTGGAAGGCTATCTCCAGATCAATGGGTCGCCCGTTGGCGGGTCGCCTGGCGGGTTGACCGGCCCCACCGACAACACCGATATCGACGGGCTCCGGCTGGACGAAACGGGCGGCCTCTATTCGTCGGTGGGGTTCGGCGCCGCGGATTCCAACCCGTCGAAAGCGTTTGGCCGGATCTCGTCGTTCAAGGATTCCTCGGGCTCCCGGATGTACTTCGGGCTCTCGACGAGTTATGCGACCGGCATCACGGCGTCGGTCCTGACCTTGAGCTATGACGGCTCCGGGGTGTTTACCGGGGCGGTCACCGGCACGTCGTACAAAGTCAGCACCAATCAGGTGGTGGGCGCCCGGATCACGGGCTACGGCACGCCGACGGGCGGCACCAATCAGGGCTCCTTCGCGGCCAGCACGATCACGCTCGCCAATCTGGCGGCCGGCGTCGCGCAACTCATTCTCGATCTCAAGACGCATGGACTCGTCGGCACCTAGCGAACAGCCTGAACCGCCCGCATCGCTGGCTGTCGCGACTGAGGCCCAGCGCGCCGTGCTGGCGAAGCAGGTGGCATTGGTCCAGCAGCGCGCTATGGACGCGCGGGCCTCGGCTGATGTGCTCGGCGCCATGCTCTTGGTCGTGTGGGACGGCTTTGACCCGGGCCAGCACAGCTATCACCCGGAGACGGGTGCGATCACCTCTTTGCCTGCGAGGGCCTGATGGCGCTCCCATCATACCAAGCGATTTTCGGACAGATCGTGATCCCGGACAGTCCCGTGCAGCAGCAAATCGTGGTCGCGCTCTGGATGGCGATCAACCCGATCTTGTCGGCTGGCACAGCCACGAATCTGGCGTCGGTGCAGACGCTCTACCGGCAGATCCTCTCCGATCCGCAGATGATCGCCCGGGTGGGCTTCCGGATCATGTCTACCGTGCTGGCCTCCGGCACGCCCACGGACGCCACGATTCAGGCCGCCGTGAGCGCGCTCATCCCGGCACAAGGCGCGTTCAGCCTCTGAGTGCATCCGCGGATTGAACACTTGGCCGCCGCGCTCGCGTACTCGGGCGGCTCGCACACGCTGGACGATATCGCCACCGGCATCTACAACCACTCGCTCCAGTACTGGCCCGGCCCGGACTCCGTGATCGTGACCGAGATCGTGGTCACGCCGCAGCAGAAGACGCTGAACTTCTTCTTGGCGGGCGGCAACATGGCCGAGTTAAGAGCCATGACGCCCGACATCGAGCAGTGGGGCCGGGCGCACGGCTGCACGCTGGCCACGCTCATTGGCCGGAAGGGCTGGGAACGCACGTGGCTGACGCAGTCAGGCGGTTATAAGGCCACACACACCGTTTTCGAGAAGGCACTGTGAGGCACTATGTCAGGTAAGGGCCAGTCCACAAAGCAGACTACGGCCGTTGATCCAGGGGACGCCAACTACATCAACGCGATGCGGAACTCGGCCACGACACAGGCCGATCAGGGAAACCAGTACAGTGGCCAAGCCGCGCAGGGCTACTTAGGCGCGCAGGCCGCGGGGCAGCAAGGCACGAACGCGATGACGACTGGCAACTACAGCCAGTTCATGAACCCCTACCAGCAATCGGTGATCAACCCGATGCTGCAACAGTTCCAGCAGCAGAACCAGGGACTCATGTCGGGCGTGGATAGCAACGCCACCGCGCAGGGCGCATTTGGCGGCTCACGGAACGGCGTGGCGGAAGGGAGCGCACTGGCCCAGAACCAGATGAACCAGAACCAGCAGCTCGGGAACCTGGAGTACCAGGGCTTT